TTCATGTACGGACACCTGATCGAAGAACTAGTGTTGACTTTGGTTCAGTTGGCAGGGCATGAGGTTACTGACCAGCAGAAAGAAGTTAAGGTTGCTGGTATCACTGGACACATGGACTGTAAGATTGATGGTCTGACTACTGATGTCAAGAGTACCACCAAGTTTGGACTTATGAAGTTCAAGGACGGAACCTTAGCTAAGGATGATGACTTTGGGTACGTTGATCAGTTAAAGGCTTACGCTCACGCCGAAGGTGAAACCAAGTTTGCTTGGCTTGCTATGGACCGTGACAGTGGTAAACTTGCGGTGCTACAGTATGATCTAGAGGATAAAAAACATCCTATGTACGAGCACTACTCAGGTGATATTGAGGAGAAAATTAAAGAAGTAAAAAAGTCTGTGGAAGGCGAGGACCAACCTTCAAAATGTGCCTTGCCTATTGCAGATGGAAAGTCAGGAAACTTAAAGCTTGCTACTATTTGTTCTTACTGCAAATACAAACGCCATTGTTATCCAGAAGTACGGGGCTTTGCTACAGGGTCTGGTCCCAAGTTCTTAACTACTGTCGTAAACGTGCCTAAGAACCGCTCTGGTTTACCTTACCCTGAACTAGACTTAACAAAAGGAGAAGTAGACTATGGTTAAAATTACCACCATGATCCGGGCATCTTCAGCACGGACGCCACAGTTCCCTGACATGCAGAATGCTTTGCTGGCAGACGGATGGGAGTTTGACGGTTCGGTGCAGATCAACAACGCAACCGGAGAAATGTTTAGGTTCTTTATGAAAGACTCTAAACACACACCTGAAGCTAAACCCGCTAATCGTAAAGGTAAAGCTACTGACAAGCCGGAACCTAAGACAAGGAAGCTGGGTGATGGCCCGGAAGAAGAAGACGAAGTACAAGAGTAAGTTTGAAGAGCGTACTGCAGAGGTTCTAAAGGGCCTCTGCAAGTACGAACCTAAGAAGATAGGATACATAATCAAGCGTAACTACGTACCTGACTTCGTAGGAAAAAACAAGAAGAACAAGAGCGTAGAGATTATTGTTGAGGCTAAGGGGTTCTTTAGAGTAGGAGATACACAGAAGTACACCTCAATCCGAGACTGTCTCCCTAAGGATAAGAAGCTAGTGTTCCTTTTGTACAGGCCAACAACTAAGATAAGGAAAGGAGCTAAGATGACTATGGCAGAGTGGTGCGAAAAGGAAGGACTGGAGTGGTACACTCTAGATAATATCAAAGATGCCTTTACCAAATAAGTTATTCTTTGAGAGACTAGCTGACATGGCTGATGCTACTCTATTGTGTGACCTTATGGATATTACCAGTGAGGACATCATTGAACGGTTTGAGGATTTAGTGTTAGAAAATATAACTCAATTGCGAGAAGTGTTTGACATTAGCTTTGAACTAGAATATAATGAAGATATATATGAAGATGAAGAGGATGATGACAATGAATACGAAGACTGAGTTAAAAAATACAGACGAAATGTACGATATGGTCATGTCTTTTGATGTCATTGTCGGACGTATGGAATGTATCAGACGCATCGCTGAGACTATGAAGGACATAGAAGACTGTAGCAGTCAAGAGTACGAGTTATGCGGACAAGCTGCACAGTTTATTTTAGATGAGTGTACAAGAGCTAGGGCTGAGTTTTTAGCTGAGGTTAATAAATCCTATAATCCTATTATGCAGTAGGAGACTTGTAAAATGAGTACTGACACGTCAACCAAAGTAGCTGCTAAACAATATCAAGTTGGTGGTACACACTATAAGGACATGCCTATCCAACCTATTGAGTTTATTCACAAGAACGAACTAGGTTTCTGTGAAGGTAATATTGTTAAGTACGCTTGCCGACACAAGGCCAAGGGTGGAATACAAGACTTAGATAAGATCATTCACTATGCGAAGCTAGCTAAGGAGTTGTACTATGGGCAGAAAACAAACGGAGGTGTTACGTGAAAGACACTCTTGACATGATGGCGATAGAGGAAGTACGTAAGGACTACGAGAACTTCCGTGTTCACAACATGGGTGCAGTGACTAGGCTGCTGCCTCTACTAAACGGAGATGAAGACCGAGCTTGGGAATTAGTATTTTCTTGGGCATCTGAAGATGCTAATACCTGAGCTTAAGAAGCAAGGGGTAGGTATAGCAGGAGCACAGGACTATAAGGTAGACAGCGATAACTTCATATGCCACTACTGTCATAAAGAACATGAGTGTCCCGCTGTAGCTAAAGCAGTACCGATGAGATTTTGGTGTAGTAAGGAGTGTTTTGAGAATGAACGGACCAACGATTAAACCTTGTGACGATCTTCACGCTATGAAGTATCGTCTTGCTAATGAAAGTTTTGAAGAAGCTATTGCGCGGCAAGCTGCCGCTATGGGAGATGATGATGAACATCGTAGCACGTATAAAGAAATCACTATGGACATGCGGTTCCTTCCTGCGGGTAGAGTTCAGTCCGCAATGGGATCACCTAGGAATGTTACGGCACTCAATTGTTTCGTCAGTGGAGTTATTGAAGACTCTATGGACTCGATCATGCAAAGAGCCAGTGAAGCTGCTGAAACGATGCGGAGAGGAGGTGGCATTGGCTACGACTTCTCTCTTATTCGGCCTCGTGGTGACCGTATTGTGTCTCTTGATAGTTCTGCTAGCGGTCCCGTTTCTTTTATGCATATCTTTGATGCCGTTTGCAGAACGATTGTATCAGCGGGACACCGTCGGGGAGCAATGATGGCAGTGCTTAGAGTGGATCATCCTGACATTGAGGAGTTCATTCGAGCGAAAAAGAACGACAAGGACCTGACTAACTTTAACATTAGTGTTGGTGTTACAGACGAGTTTATGCAAGCCGTTGAGAGGGATCAAGAGTTTGATCTTAAGTTCAAGGGTAAAGTCTACACCACCATCAATGCCCGTATGTTGTGGGATGAAATCATGCGTAACAATTGGGATTGGGCAGAGCCGGGTGTGATCTTCATTGATAAGGTGAATAAAGATAATCCTCTCAACTACATTGAAACTATTGCTGCTACTAATCCCTGTGGTGAACAACCCTTACCACCTTACGGTGCTTGTTTGTTGGGTTCTTTTAATCTAATTAAGTACATCGAAGATGGTGTGTTTATTTTTAGTAAACTTAAGCAAGACATTCCTTACGTTGTACGTGCTATGGACAACGTCATTGACCGTACTAACTACCCTCTTAAGGAGCAGCATAAGGAACATCAGAAGAAACGTAGGATTGGTATTGGTGTAACTGGTCTTGCTAATACTCTTGCCCTACTGGGCATCAAGTACGGTTCCTCTGAGTCAGTGAAGTTTACTAAGAAGGTAATGAAGACCCTTACGTACACCTGTTACGAAGCTAGTTCTGACCTTGCGGCAGAGAAGGGAGCGTTCCCATTTTTCAAAGCAGAAGACTACTTGAAGAGTGGTTTCGTCTCTCGTCTTCCTAAAGACTTACAAGAAAAGATCAAGAAGCAGGGTATCCGTAACAGTCACCTCATCTCTATAGCACCCACTGGTACGATTAGTTTTACCGCTGACAACGTAAGTTCTGGTATCGAACCAGTGTTTGCTTTGGAGTACGATAGGACTGTTCAGCTACCTGAAGGTCCTATCATTATGAAAATGCGTGACTATGCCTACGAGAAGTTTGGGATTAAAGGTGAGGTAGCTAATGACCTATCAGTTGATGATCACCTTGCTATTCAGATGGCAGTGCAGCCTTACGTAGACAGTGCCGTTAGTAAGACCATCAACGTAGGTGATGCTGTTACCTTTGATGAGTTTAAAGATGTGTACATGAAGGGTTGGAAAGGTGGACTCAAGGGAGTTACCACGTTCCGGCTTGCCGGTAAACGGTACGGTATCTTGAATGTAGCTGATGAACCTCAGAACAATGAAGTAGGCGCTGCTTGTTATGTTGATCCTGAGACTGGCACTAAGGAATGCAGTTAAAAGCTAAAGAACTAAGTTAACTACTGAATTAAGGCTACTTCAGAAGCGCAACGAGAGCAAACAAATCTGCTTTCGCTGCCTTCTGGTTTTTTATGACCAAAGACTATACAAATAAATTTCTTAAACATTACTTACGTTCCCTATAGTGTTTAGTGTGATAGATGAAGTTATGCAAACACCAACGAAGGCGAGTCTTTAGTTTATTCATTTGTTTCCTCTCGTGGTCTTAGTGTAGATTTAGCTGCTCTTAAGGAACCAAAGCCCGCTACGTCAGCAAAAAGTCTGCTGTAATCTTTACGAGTGGGCTGGAGTTTAGCTACGGCTTGTGCTCTTGCCCACTGTTCTCTAGTCTTAAACCCTGCTGGTACTTTACCAGAGACATCTACACCAGGAACTTTCTTGTAGTTCTCTATAGCTCTAGCCTCAGCAGCTACCTTCTTATTCTTGAGTTTAGCTTGAGCCTTCAACTGTTTAGCTGTTGGCTTCTTTTTCTTTACCAAATCGTACACGATAGGTTCAGATACATTCATGTATCTAGCAGCCCCTGGCATCTTTTGCCCTAGCATATCGTGTTCATCATTAACAATAGACACAAGCTTACCACGTTTGTTAATGGCAGTCATGTAGTTAGCACCACCTATTTCAAAGGCGTCTGTCTTTGCTGACCCAGTAACAATAGCTGGTTTACCTTTGAGAACAGCATCTGGATTTAATACACGCACCCCTGCTTTCTCTAGTTTATCTAAGAACACAGCATCCCTGTTGAACCCCTTACCGCCTTCAAACACTTCACTCTTCAGTTCATTCATGGTCTTGCCACCAAACATAGGAGACTTGTCAAGTCCTTGCTGTAGGTTACCAGCGGAACCAGAATGCACCCTACGGATATTCATCTGGTAATCTTTACCCTTCATGCCTATAGCTGGTAAGGTTTCAATTTGCTTAAAGATTTCTCCTACCTCGTCCTTAGCCATACCAGATAGATCACCAACAGTATCATAGTAGTCATCTACGTTAAACTTCTCAAACGTAGCAACGTGATCAATCTCGTCTATGTTATTTAAGAAACCTTTAGATGCTGAAGTACCTTGATACTGATTAATCATAGACCGGGATTGGTTTAATTGGCCCATAGCTTTCTTAGCTTCTTGGGAAGCTGTAGACCGTAGTGCTTTAGCCTTCTCATCTATTGCTTTAAAAGCTGGAGTGTTATCTTCCCCTGCCTTCTTCATCTTACGAAGTTGACCCTCTAAAGATCGAAGGTCAGGGGTAACTTCTTCAGATATTTTAAGAGCGTTACGTGCAGCCTTCTGGTCAGCAGCACTAATATTAAATTCTTTTTGTATTGCTCTCGCTTCTGGAGCGTACCTTGATTTAACCATATTGCTAACGCCTTCAGGCATTGTGTTAGCCCACGCTGCAGCTTGTTTAATCCTGCCTCCTCCACCATAGAACCCTGGAATATCATTACGTAAGTTGGTCATAGCCTTCTGTGCAGTACGTGTGATACCAGCAGAAGGAACCCAAGGTAATAGACCAGCAGCCATCAGCCCAGCGTTAGCCCAACTAGGGTCGTCGTATAAATTCTTAGCGTCAGCGCCAAACCCTACTATATCACCAACTACAGGTATAGGAGCGGTAGCTAGGGCGGCTCTATCCCACCAAGGCATATCGTCCCATATCTGTTGGAACAAACCTTTCTCTTTTTTATCAGTCATCCCAATAAGTCCTGTCTTGCCATTTCTCTAGACCACCACCAAGATAGTTGTATAAAATAGTCCCTAGACCTGGAATCATTTTGTACACTTTACCGTAGTCTGGTTCTTCCTTGAAAGGTTCAGTAATCAAACCGCCAGCAATGTCTACTAGAGGAGCAGCAGGAGCAACCTGATTAGCTAACCATTCTGATATCCTGCCAGTGCTAATATATTTATCAGTGACGTACTTAGAACCACCATAGATACTAGCAAGAGACCAAAGGGCTTCAGTAGGTAAGTCATTAGGATCGACTTCTCGTCCTAGTGCTATATTCTTTGCAGTGTCAACAGCGAGGTTACCACTGGACAACCAAAGTCCTAACAGTGTAGCGTTCCTTAGTGCTTCTTTCTTGTTCCCTTTTCTCCACTTCTGGACAACATCCCTTCTAACAACATCGTACTGCTTTAACATAAAGGACTTGAGCATATATAGGATACGAGCGTTAGGATTGTCTAACTGCACTTTGGTCATCTCACTAAGCGTGATAGGCTGAACACCAGAAAGCTCAGTGAATAGATGTTGCTTTACCAGAGGGGTAATTCTACCAGCTTCAAGGTCAGCTAACAACGCTTCCATCTCTGGGCCATAAACATCCCCCCACTCTTTAGTCAACTTCTGTCTGCCTTTAGAAGTTTTAGCTAACTTCTGACCCTTCTTAAGGGCGGCGTTAATGAATGTGGTTTTACCCAAACGGTCAATAGCTTTAAAACCAGATACCCCTAACATCTTATCCAGAGCTTTTGACAGAGCACTAGGGTTACTAAACTCATGGGACACTGTGTTGTACAAACCAATGTCCTTTAGCGACATCTTATTACCACCAGGGATAATAGCCTTAGCCAGAGCTACAGCACCGTGCTTGTACCCTGTCATGCTTAAGTCCCCTAACTGCTTGGCAGCGGACATAACGTCAGCAATAGTTCCCATGTACCCAAGGTCTCTGACTGCACCAATAACATTATGTGGTGATTGTTCAGCTTTAGGGTTGAAACGTGAACCTAATAACTCTATAAGGTTTGACTCCTGAAGTTCATCAATCTTTCCAGAATTTCTAAGCTGCCCTAAAAGGTTAGCTATTCCGTCATTAACTTCTTGCTCAGGATTGTCTACAGTAAGTTTAGGGGGGTTAGCATCACCTGCCAACATACGTCTACGCTCTGCAGTATTGGTAGCAAAACGTATGTACTTCTCTAAAGCTTCTTCAGGTTTGTAGTACTCCCCTCTTAACTCTTCAGGTATTCTAACAAACTGTCTCGACTTTTCAAAGCTAACTTTACCAGTAGGACTCTGCCTAACCTCGAACCCTTTAACTAGGTTCTCAACTATGTCTTCCTTAACCTGAGCAGGGATTTGATGTACCGATATCTTATTAGATTTTGCGTATCTCTCTAGGTTTACATTAATAAGATTTTGTTCACGTTTGCCTAACTTAAGGCGCATGGAATCTATGTCCTTCACCATACGTGGGAAGTAATCAGATACGTAGTCGAAAGTAGAACCAGTGTCTTTCAAGTCTCCGTAGACTTCTTTCAGAACACTCTTAACAGGCTGGAAAGCTTCATACGCTTCTGGTGCATACCTCTCCATAATACCTTCAGCAGCCTTAAAATTACCGTCATTTAGGTACATGGTAACGTCACCGTACACCCTCTGATCCATATCTTTTAAGGCTCTACTGAACGCTTGAGTTTTCTCAAGACGCATTTCAGTCTTGTAATGAACATCGTGCTCAAACTTCATAAGCCTTTTGAATACGTCAGGGGAGTAGTTACGAACACGAGTAGAGATTGTCCCTAATGCGTTGTCGATCCATTGGTTCTTAACACGGCTTACAGCACTATCATTAGCCATAGCGTGTTGAACCTCACGTTCACCTTTAGAGGGGACACCGTAGTACGGATCAGAACCCGTGCGGTTGAACGCACGTACAATTTTATCTGTAGACACTTTAAGGTCATCTGCAATCTGAGGAATTACAGCGTCACTAACTTCTACTCCTTGGTTCTTTAAGTCATCAATCTTTTTATTAACTTTACGGACTAAGCTCTTATCCAGTCCCTGTATTAGTTTATCACCAGCAAACTTAATTGCCCCGCCTGTAGCAGCACCTGCAACAGTACCTACAAGAACATTAACAGGGTCAATAGTTCCTGTCTTAGATAAATCACTAGCTGCAGCGAATGCTCCACCATAGGCACCACTTGCTGCAGTAACACCTTTAAGACCTGCGCCAACAGGCAGAAGAGTAGAAGGGTCTGCCATAGAGCCTACTACAGTACCTGCCATCCCTGCCAGAGAGTCTTCGTCTTCCCTAAAGTCTTGTCCCCACTTCTGCTGTAGCCACTCAGCCCTTTTCTTGGCTATCATGTCCCTACGTTCCTGGGGTGTCGCATCAGAAAAACCCTTGCCCCACCGCTCATCTGCAGTTTGATAACCAAAACCCTCAACGTCATCATAAGCAAAACCACCAAGAGGCATCAGAGACTCAAGGTAGTCTCCGACCATTTGTGTAAACCCTTCAGACTTGTCGTACTGATACTTAAACTGGGCTAGACTATCGTTGTATCTTGTACGTACAAGCTTACCCTCCCTTACAATGTCCCCTGGTTCTGCTCCCTTTTCCTGTAGATTAGGGTACATAGAGATGTCATCTTTAGTTAGAATGTACTCTTCAGCAGTAGAATCTTCTTGTTTTTGTGCGTATTCTTCTTGTTTAACAAGCTTACCGTCTATAACTTTATCACCTACTACAGCACCCTTTTGTTGAAGATTAGGGTAGTCCTGTAAGTCCTGATCAGTTATGGTGAAAACTTCCGCCACTATTTAACTCCCCTCATGGCTTTAGCTTTTTTAACATTAGCTCCTGCTCTAATGAGAGCGTTCTCTAAAGACTTTTCACCACTGTCCATTAGCCTCTTTGCTTCAGTGTATACTTCATTCTGTTCTCCTTTTGATATAGACAGCCATCTACGACCAAATACACTATCCAAAGCGTCTCTAACTTGTTTATTAGAACTATATACACTACCGAAAACTTTATACTCATTTCGACTTGGGACTGTGACAGGACGTGGACGCTTACCTTCGATAGTTTTCATGGTTCGTTCCATAGCAGCTTCATCACGCTGGGCCTGAATAGCAGCCTGTCCTTGGATGTTTGTAATACCTCTCTCTCCAGCAGCTTCATCACGTTGTTTCTGAAGTTCAGATTGAGCGATGATACGCTCCTGCTGTAGCACTGCTTTCTGTTGACGATCTAGTTCAGCTAGTTTATCCCTCGCTGCAATCTTTTTATCGTCCGATGTAGCGGATGCAGTAATACGTCTTGTCTCAATAATTTCCCTAGCGATACGGTCCTTCTCTGACTGAAGAGCTTTCCAAGTTCTCTGAGTATCAGCTTCTTCCTTCCTAGCAGCAGCTTCAGACTGTTGGAATTTAGAACCGTACTCATTCTGTTTACGCTTCATTACCTCTCCAGCCTCGTTGACGTACCCACGTCCAGATAGTTCAGCAATAATTGAGTCGTACTCAGCCTCAGTGATTACACCGTCCTGCGCGGCGTTCTCAAACAGTTTGTTCATTTCAGAACGGTCTTTATCCCTCTTAATAGCTTGCTTAAGAATTGGGTCCTGATACGCTTGATCCCCAAGCATGGATGTAGCAGCCCCTTGACCAATGTCACGAAAAGCCTGACGCATACCACGTTGAGATTGTGCAGCTATATTAACCAAAGGATCACTATAGATGTTACCTTCAAGGTACGCTTGACGTTCCTTAGCTAGCTCAGCCCTACGTTGGGCTGCTTCAGTACCCATAGTGTTTGCAAATAAACCTTGTCTAGCCATTTTCATATGTTCCTTTTATTATATCATTTAAAACGGGCTGAAGCTACCCCAACCATCGCCATCATTATTACTAG